GCTATCGCTAGCAGAACTCAGATCAATCGTGTCACTGCTTAGGTATTTGCTACCGTGAACAGCGGCGTATTGGTTAGGGGTCTGATCATCAAGGTTGACAAACCGAGAGATCAAACCGAGATCCATCGCATTTCGCATCCAGCGAAGCACTTCCTGTTGGAAGTACATATAGCCGTTTGGTTCCATGCAAATAGACCGACTCTTAGTTATGTCTTTAGGGACAAACTTGAGAGTGCTAATGTTATCCGAGTAGGTTCCTCGTGTTATCGCTCTTGCGAGCGAGAAGCCTCTATCCCAGTCGGCAAAAGGCCTACTGCGGTAAAAGACATACTCTAGACGGCGATCATGCGCCAAGCAGCTAAGCTTGTCGTAGACCGTCGATACGCCTTTCTCCGAGACTCGACCAGGTCCAAACCTGGGAATGAGCTCAGTTGGAGAAAGAGGCGGCAGCAAGGCCGCAACAATGTTGGTTAAAGACTCAACATCGTTGCTGCCAAACTCTAGAGTATCCAGCCTATCTTCGACCTCAAGCCATCCGCGAAATGCGGTAGCATCGAGTTCGCTGTCGACGTAGTCTAATTTCTTGCCAAAAGCAAGGAAACTCAACACGTACTTAAGCAACTCAGGTCGACCAGTCTTGATCCATTCATGATACTCGCGGAAAACCGGGGTATGCATGATGTCAGGAACAAAGATTCTTGTTGAAGAATCGCTGCCAGTAGAATACTCATTGCTAAGTATAGAATTGGCAAGACTAGAGAACATCTTGATAGTGTCGCGCAAGGGGTGCTTAACGAGTTTCGTAAGAAATCTCATATAGCACTTCTTATCGCGAGGACTATCGTGTTCAAGAGGACTGTCACAGAGGAATTTGACATACGAGAAAACGAAGACTTTGAGAAAGTCCTCGTTCGGCCCGTAGCCAAATTCAGGGGGGAAAGCGAGAGCATCACTAGAGATGGTAATGCCCGCGCTAGGGAGGCGCAGTTCTGCGCCTCTATATGACATCAGCTGTACAGCTGACCCGTAAGGCCACGATTCAGCGAGTCAACGATCCCCGTGTTGGGAATCTTTGTTGACACGCCGTTGAAGGTAAGGCTATAAGCCGTACCAATCATGGCGAGAACGGCAGCACTGTCTTCGTAGCGACCTGGAGTGTTCCAGCTGACGATAACGTCAATTGGAGCTTCTTCGGTCACGACGCTATCGACGCTAACAGTCTGCACGGTGCGGAGTCGCACGGAAGTACGAACAATGTTCGCCTTCACGTCCGTCGCCACACGTACGGAAACTGTTGTTTCGATAGTGGGATCACCATCAGCGTAAACATATTCGCTGG